TGTTGCTGGCGCTGGTGGCAACGCTGCTTATGGTGGCGGCGGTGGAGGAGGTGGCTCTTGCACGGACGCTGGCGGCACAAGCGGCAACGGCGGCAATGGCGGTGACGGCATTATCTTCATAGGAGCATTCTGATGTGGAATGATGCTCTGCCGCGTAACGGGATTACGAATTGGTCGGTGTTTTATAAAACTAACGATTTCCAATCGTGGATGAAACCCGCCGGGTGCAGTTGGGTTTACTTTTTTGTTATTTCGGCAGCGGGTGGAGGAGGAAGAACTAATACTGGCGCTCAAACTGTAGCAGGTAGTGGAGGAGGATCTGGGAGCATAACTCGTATTCTTATCCCTGCTTCGGTTATCCCAGACATTATTTATGTTAGGCCGGGAACTGGCGGCCTTGGCTCCACAACACTCGGAGGATCTGGTGGCACAGCATCAAATACTTTTATTAGTATCGCTCCAAATACAACTGCACAAAATCTTATTGTTCAATGTTTTGGCGGGTCTGGTGGGGCTGGGTCTAATTTTGGCGGATCAGGAGCAGCATTTTCAGCATCAAACAATGGAATTTGGTTAAATGTAGGGTTATTTACTTCCATTGGGGGGCAAACTGGAGCTACCGGATCGGCAACAGCCAATACAAATGGCACTGATATAACTTTTGGCACTTCTGGATTAATAGTTACAGGCGGGGCAGGCGGCGGAAATGGGACAGGTAATGGCGGTGGAGTTGCCTCTGCTGGTTTAATGCCAGCAATTTCTGGCGGTGCAGGAACAACAGGCGGATCTGGTAATCCCGGTTTCCGTCAAGGTCAAAATTTAGCGCCGGGTTTCAAGTTATTTCCTTTGCTGTTTAGCGGTGGAATGGGTGGAGGGGGACATACCACTGGGACAGCTGGTAACGGAGGCAACGGTTCGTGGGGTTGCGGTGGCGGCGGTAGCGGGTCTACGTCGGGCGCTGGCACATCAGGCAACGGCGGCAACGGCGGTGACGCCCTCATACTCATAGGGGCGTTCTGATGTTTCCACTCAATGCAATCCCGACACCGGGCAATACTCAGTGGCGTGTGTTTTACGCCAGCGGAACCGATTGGCAGGCATGGCAAAAGCCAGCCGGATGCTCAATGGTTTATATGTTTATGCTGGCGGCTGGTGGGGGTGGGGCAAGGGGGCCAAACGATAATGCTGCAGGTATATCTGCAGGCGGAGGCGGCTCCGGTGGGGCATCCCGTATGCTTATTCCTGCGGCTCTGTTGCCTGACACGATTTACGTCCAACCGGGGGTCGGCGGATTAGGGGCCACGACTGTTAGCACAGTTGGCGGCAACGGCGCTCAAAGTTATGTATCTGTTCAACCTAATACAACACAATCCAATATCATTTTTACGCAAGCGGGCGGCAGCGGCGCTGGCGCACTGAGTCTTTATAGCGGAGGTGTTGCTGGCGTTATCGGCGTGGCTACAGGTGGCCCATTTGGATCGTTAGGTTTGTGGTATTCTATTGCTGGTCAAGCAGGTTCAGCGGGCGGCCCTACAAACGGCGGGGGAAATACGTTAGGTGGTGGTTCTTCCGGTATTATTACATCAGGTGGCACAGGCGGCGGAAACGGGCTAAACAGATACGGTGGGCAAATCGTAGGTTCTGGTTTACTTCCAAACATTTCTTCAGTTTCTAATAATGTTCCGGGTTTCCAAAAAGGATTGCCTATTCTTCAAGGTTTAAAAACAGCGCCTTTATTCTTTACGGGAGGCGTTGGCGGGTTGGGTTCTGATAGCGGCGTAGCTTTAAAGGGGGGAGACGCTGCATACGGCGGTGGCGGCGGAGGTGGCGGCACATGCACTGCAACAGGTGGCACGTCTGGTAATGGTGGTAACGGCGGTGACGGGTTTGTAATTATAGGGACATTTTGACAAATGAACTTCTTCGGTGGTATGTTCTTTGGCGGTGGATTTTTCGGTGCAATCATCACGGGCGTTCAAGAAGTCTTTGTTGAAATACGCACCTTTGCAACTTCGTTTACGCAGTCTCGGAGACTTAGCTGATGTCGGTCAATCTTAAAGCAATCACAACCCGTCTTGGGTATCAGCAGATCACATCACTGTCGTCTGCCGCAAGCCTTACAGTTCCAGTTAAAGACGTGCAAGGCTTAAGCTGCAAACCTTCTATTGCGCTGATTACGCCTGAAGGTCAGGCTATTCGCTGGCGCGATGACGGCGTAGCTCCGACAGCGACTGTCGGTATGCCTCTCGCAGTTGGCGTTACGCTTCAGTATGACGGCGACTTGACTCAGATCAAATTTATTGAGCAAACCGCAAGCGCAAAGCTCAACATCTCCTATTACGCGTAAGAGGCGGCCATGAACATTTCAAACGACAATATGGGCGGTATGGACTACACAACCTACTTTACCAAGCAGTTTCTTATTGATTTGGCTAAAATGGCCGAATTGCGTGATGAATTGGCAGCCCGTCAGGGCGCTTTGACGGCTGTTGATGATGCAAACCAGCTCCGCACGGATGCTGAAGCAATCAAAAAGGCCGCTGAAACTGATGCAGCAGCTTTACGTGACAGCGCAGCCCAGACAATCGCAGACGCAAAAGCCAAAAACGAAGCAGCAAATGCCAAATCGGTTGAGCTTGATGCGCGTGAAAAAGCACTTAGTGCCGCACAAGATGCGTTTGAAAAATCAAGTGCCGCAGCAGAAAAATCACTTGCTGACCGTATTAAGTCGGTCACCATCCGCGAAACTCAGGTTGATGCCCGCGACGCCGCATTGGCATCTGCAGAAGCCGATCTGAAGGCCAAACAAGATTCACTCGACGCCCGCGTCAAGGCATTCCAAGCCAAGGTAGCATCGTTGAGCGCATAACCGTACTAGTCCGGTAGACTAGGTTAGAAGGACTGAACAATGTCTGATGAAGATGTGTTAGCGGGTCAAACCGCGCCAGAACCGGAAGCGACGACCGCTCCGGCCCCTGAAGTAAATGAGTCGGAAGAAAAGTCTACCAAAACATTCACTCAAGAAGAGCTGGATGCTGCGATAGGCAAACGTCTTGCAAGAGAACAGCGGAAATGGGAACGTGAACAGGCAGCCAAAGCGGCAACCTATACACCACCTGCTCCCGCAGCGGCGCCTCCGTCTGTAGACCAGTTCAATTCGCCCGAAGCATATGCCGAAGCATTGGCAGAGCAGAAAGCGCAAGAACTGTTACGCAAACGAGATGCTGAACGCTATCGGTCTGAAGTTTTGGAGTCATACCACGAGCGTGAAGAAGAAGTGCGGTCTAAATACGATGATTTTGAACAAGTCGCGTATAACCCGAACCTTTCTATCACTCCGGTAATGGCCGAAACAATTCAGGCATCAAGCGTTGGACCGGAATTGGCTTACTATTTGGGTACAAACCCCAAAGAAGCAGACCGTATTTCGCGTCTTCAGCCATTCTTGCAAGCTAAGGAAATTGGTAGGTTAGAGGCCAATGTGGCAGCTAATCCGCCCGTCAAAAGATCGACGAGCGCACCTTCTCCTATCTCGCCCGTGACGGCTAAGACGACTAACGCGCCTGCCTATGATACGACCGACCCACGCTCAATGAAAACAATGAGTACGTCGGAATGGATTGAAGCGGAACGTATGCGTCAGATTAAGAAGATGGAAGCGGCGTCAAAATTTCGCTAACACACCTTAAAAGGACCATATATCATGGGTAATAGCTTACTTACTATTGACATGATTACGCGTAAAGCTCTCGAAATCCTTGAGAACAATCTCGTAATCACCCGCAACGTGAACCGTCAGTACGACGACAGCTTTGCTGTCGAAGGCGCTAAGATCGGCTCAACCCTCCGCATCCGTCTGCCAGATCGTGCGCTTGTCACGAACGGTGCAGCTCTTCAGGTGCAGGACGACAACGAGCAGTACACAACGCTCACCGTCTCGACCCAGAAGCACATTGGCGTCAACTTCACATCGGCAGAATTGACGATGCAGTTGGACGACTTTGCTGAACGTGTTCTCAAGCCTCGTATTTCGCAGCTTGCTTCAAGCATCGACAACGATGTTGCGAACTCGTACAAAGGCATCTACTCCTCAGTGGGTACGCCGGGCACGACACCGGGCACATCGCTCGTTCTCTTGCAGGCACAGCAGAAGCTCAACGAATACGCCGCTCCGATGGACAACCGTTTTGCGACTGTTAATCCAGCCGCCAACGCTGCGCTTGTCGAAGGCATGAAGGGCTTCTTCAACCCAACAGACACAATCAGCCGTCAGTTCAAAAACGGTTTGATGGGTCAGGGCGTGCTTGGCTATAACGAAGTTGCCATGTCGCAGTCCATCGTCAACCACACAACTGGTACGCGTTCGGCAACAGCCTCGCTCACGGTTGGTTCGACGATTTCGACAGAAGGTACAGCCGTAGTTGCCATTAACGGCGACACAGGCTCGGCCACGTTCAAGGCTGGTGACGTGTTCACCATCGCGAACGTCTATTCTGTCAACCCGCAGACCCGTCAGTCCACGGGCAGCTTGCAGCAGTTCGTTGTTACGGCTGATGCAACCGCGTCTTCGGGCAACTGGTCGTCGGTCAACGTCTCGCCTGCGATCTACACGCCAGCCAATGCTCTTGCAACGGTTGACTCGTTCCCGCAGTCAGGTGCAGTTGTTACCGTCCTCGGCGCAGCTTCAACCTCATACCCACAGAACCTTGTCTATCAGAAGGACGCGATCACGTTTGCGACCGCCGATCTTCTGTTGCCACAGGGCGTGGATATGGCCTCGCGTCAGGTTCACAACGGCATTTCGTTGCGTGTTGTACGTCAGTACGACATTAACAATGACCGCTTGCCTTGCCGTATTGACGTTCTTTACGGCTACTCCGTCATTCGTGCGCCAATGGCTGCACGTATGTGGGGCTAACCTTTTTGAACTAAGGAGATACGACAATGGCTCTTAATACAGTAGGCGGCGGTTATCAGTTTAACGACGGTAACCTTAACGAAGTAAAACTTACTGTTGCAGCAGCTCCGGCTGTTGCGACAGATAGCGCAACTTTGACCGTAGCCCAGATCACCAACGGCATCCTTATTGGTACGCCAACAACAACGGCAGCTTACACGCTTCCGCTTGCGGCAGACCTTGATGCGTCGTTGAGCAACTCAAAGGCTGGTTCGACTTTTGACTTCCGCGTCATCAACACAACGACTGCGGGCGTCATTACGATTACAACCAACACGGGCTGGTCAATCGGTTCGGGCGGTTCGCAGGGTCTTATGACCATTGCAGCAACTGCTGGTACGGTTCGCGGTTTCCGTGCCCGTAAAACAGCAGATGGTGCATGGTCACTTTACGCGCTGTCGTAATACTTTTGGTGGGGGCTTTGGCCCCCACCATTTCATAAAACAGGGGAATTTATGATTTATCTTCGCCATCCAACGCACGGCACTAAGATTGCCACTATGGATTTAGAAGCAGAAGCCGATGAACGTAATGGCTGGTCACGTTTTGACCCCGCCAAACCCGCCGTGGTTGATACGCCTGTAAATGAATTAGAAACGCGTCGCCGTCGGCGTCAACCAGAGCCTCAGATCGCAGAGGAAAAATAAATGACCACAACTGCCGCTGACCAAATTAACGGTGCTTTACGCCTTATCGGGCAGTTGGCAGAGTCGGAAGTCCCAACTGCCGCCGCGTCTCAGGACGCGCTGACGGCGCTCAATCAGATGATTGACTCGTGGAGTACCGAAAAACTTTCTATTTTTACGACAATGGAACAAGTGTTTTTGTGGCAGCCGGGCCGCATTAGCCAGACACTTGGCCCAACGGGCGATTTTGTTGGTGAACGTCCTATCCTTATGGACGACGCGACTTACTTTCTTGACCCTGCCAACGGCATTTCGTTCGGCATCAAAATTATCAATCAACAACAGTATGACGGCATCGCCGTTAAAACTGTCACCAGCACGTATCCGCAAGTAATGTGGATCAATACCAATTATCCTAACATTGACATCCACTTGTACCCTGTACCAACAAAAGTGCTTGAATGGCATTTCATTTCGGTTGACCCGCTTACGCAACCCGCCACGTTGACGACCGCGCTGACGTTTCCTCCGGGCTATCTCAGGGCATTCAAATACAATCTGGCGTGCGAGATCGCGGCTGAGTTTGGCGTCGAGCCGCCACCATCTGTGGCGCGTATCGCCATGACATCCAAGCGCAATCTGAAGCGCATCAATAACCCTGACGATATTATGTCGTTGCCGTATTCCATCGTCGGCACGCGTCAACGCTTTAATATTTTTGCAGGTAACTACTAAATGAAGACGCCTATTCTCGGCTCATCATATGTGGCCCGCAGCGTCAACGCTGCGGATAACCGCATGGTCAATCTGTTCCCAGAAATCTTGCCGATTGAAGGCAAGACAGCGGGCTTTTTGAACCGCGCGCCGGGTTTGCGTCTTCTTGCTACGCTTGGGGCGGGTCCAGTTCGCGGGCTTTGGTCGCCCGATCCTAACGGATCATATGCCTACGCCGTATCGGGCAATACGTTTTACCGCATTGATACAAGC